TAAAAAAAAGAGCTAAGTAATTATGGCGATGGAGTTTGATAGAGATTTTAATGGCTATCTAGATGCCACTTTTGGGCATGGTATAAGTTTAACTTATACGCCTAATGGTGGCTCTGCTTCTACAATCAACGCTATACTAAATCAGGAATATGTAGACATAGACTCAGGCGGATTACCAGTACAAGGTTTTCAACCAGTAGCGCATGTAAAGACAACAGATGTTCCAAATATAGCTTTCGGTGATGACTTAGCAGCACCAGCTATTAAAAATTTGGACGGCACTACTATAAAAGCCGCAACCAACTATAAAGTTATAAATTTTGAAAATGACAATCTTGGCATGACACAATTACTTTTAGAGGTACAGTAATGGCTAATCATGTAAGACAACAAATAAGAGAATACTTTGGCACAACATTAACAGGCCTTACTACAACAGGCACAAATGTTTACGAATCAAGAGTTTATAATCTACAAGACAATACATTGCCAGCTCTTGTTATATATACAAAAGCAGAGGCATCTGAGCCAATAGTTTTAGGATCAGACAGAGTTATGAGCAGAGAGCTATCAGTAGTTGTTGAAGGATATTGTAAGGCGACTAGCAACTTTGATGATACTATTGATACAATATGCAAAGAAGTTGAAGAAGCGATAAGTGCAAATGTTGAGCTAGGCGGTTTGGCAAAAGATACTTTTCTTGAATCAACAGAAATTGAATATACAGGCGAAGGTGAGCAACCAGTAGGTTATGTAACACTTACCTTCTTAACTAATTATTACGTCAAGGAAAAAAATCCTGACGTAGCAGTTTAGGAGACAAAGCATGAAAATGATTAGTCCAGATGGTAAAATTTCTATTGATTGTCATCCAAGTAATGTTGACAATTATTTAGGCTTGGGTTGGAAAGAAGAAGCAACCCATTCTTTGAAAAAAGAAAAACACAAATCTTCTTCTAAAAAGAAAAGTGAGGAATAACTATGGCAGTTATAAAAGGAAGTCAAGGCGTGATAAAAGCTGGCTCAAATACTGTGGCTGAAGTTAGATCATATTCGCTAGACCATAATGCAGAAGTTGTAGAAAAAACTGCAATGGGTGATAGTTCTAGGTCTTATGTTTCAACATTATCTCAGTTTACTGCATCTGTAGAAGTCTTTTATGATGATACCGATACAGCACAAACAGCTTTAGATGCAGGCAACTCTGTTACTCTTGAAGTATATCCAAACACAGCAGCAAGTGGGAGTAAATATTACTCTGGCACAGCTATTGTTACTGGTATAACAAGAACAGGATCAGCAGATGGTCTTGTAGAAGCAACTATTGCTTTACAAGGTTCAGGCGGATTGTCAACATTGACAGCTTAATAAGATGTCAGCAATAGATAACGCAAAGAAGCATTTTGATAGCCTTGAGACAAGAATCATAGAAGTCCCTGAATGGGGAGAGGATGCAGATAACCCCCTTAAGATTTACTGTAAACCTATAACCCTTTCAGAGACTTCTAAGTTTATGAGGTTAGCTAAAGATGATGATGTTCAGCTCTTAGCTTATGTTTTAATTTATAAAGCATTAGATGAGGCTGGTGAAAAGTTATTTACGATAGCTGATAAGAAAAACTTATTGGAGAGAGTAGATAGAGACGTATTAATTAGAGTATCTAGTGAGATGATGAACAACATCCCACAGGAAGATGTTAAAAAAAAGTAAAAAAAGATAAGCAGCTATATATTAAATATGCATTAGCTGAAAAATTGGGTAAGACTCTGTATGAAATAGAACAAATGACTATGGAGGAGTTTCAGGGATGGTTGGCTTATCTAGAATTGAAGGAAGAGAAAAGTGGCAGCACTAACTAAGTCAGACATACATTTTAATATATTTGGTAATGACAAGTCTAAAAAGGCTTTTAATAGCTTCAACAAAAGCACAAAACAGGCTAATGATTCGTTAAAAACACTTAGAAACACCATCATTGGTGCTTTTAGTGTTAGGGAGATTGTACAAGCTGGTAACGTAATGATTGGTGTCCGTAACAGGATGCAGGCTTTTACAGGCTCAGTAGAAGAAACCTCAAAAGCAATGGATCACATGAAAAGAATTGCGATTGAGTCTAGGTCTGATTTTGATGCGGTTGCTATGCTATTTACTAGATTATCTTTAGCGACAGAACATTTAGGCGCAACACAGTTAGACGTAGCCAAAGCAACACAGATGGTTGCAAATACATTTATTATTGCTGGTTCGCATGCTCAAGAGGCAAATAACTCTGCAAGACAGTTAGCACAGGGTTTGGCTTCTGGAACATTAAGAGGTGATGAGCTTAGGTCAGTTATGGAAAACAATACCATCTTGACAAAAATGTTAGCCGAAGGTCTAAACATGACTGTTGGTGAATTAAGAGAGTTTGGTCATGCTGGTAAATTAACAGCAGAAGTTGTTATGCCAATACTTATACAAGGATTTGAAGAAACTAATGATCTGATTAAAGAAATGCCTATGACATTAGGGCAAGCTGGCGTTGCTTTGCGTAACAATTTCCAATTTATGATTGGCGATATAGAAGAGCTAACAGATGGTTTTTCTGGAACTGCAAGCATAGTATCAAAGTTAGCAAACAATATGGATGTATTGCTTATACCAGCTATAGCATTGTTAGGAAGTGTAATATTTAGCACTCTAAAAAAAATAAGATTGTTAGCATTAGCCAATCCTTTAATGGGTTTTATTACTGGTGTTTCTGCTGCATTAATGGCGGCTTATGTATTTAGAGATGAGATTTCTTTAATAATACAGAGAATGAACGCAAGATTTCTAAGATTTGGCGCACAATTAGAATTGGTGTTTATAAAAGCATTCGATAAAGTAAGAGAAAAGTTTATATCCTTTAACAACTTCCTTGCAGAAAAAACAAGAGGTATAGCCGAATTTTTAGGTATGGAGGTAAATTTAATAGAGTTTGTAAAAACAGATACAAAAGAAATAGAAAATGAAATACAAGGATATACCGATACAATTGAAAAAAAATTAAAACATGGCGCTAAAAAGTTACCATCTATATTAGATTTACTTTTAGGTCGTGATCCAAATGAAAAACAAGAAGAAGGTGAAACAGGTTTTGGTGCAAGGAGCGTATTAGAAACTTTTTTTGCAGACGCAGAGAAAGGTTATAAAGACTTCTTTACATCAATCAAAACTGTGCAAGACGAGATTCAGGGAGTGTTTAAAAAATCTTATGATGGTATAACAAATCTTACTATGGACTTTCTTAAAAAAGGTAAGGCTAGTTTTAAAGATTATGCAACCTCTATAGTAGAAGAGCTAATAAGAATAGCTATGCAAAAACTTGTCATAGATAAAATGTTTGCTAGTTTCGGTAAAATATTTCCTAATCTAAATATCACAGGTACAGACATACCATCTGGTGATGGTGGTGGTTTTACAGGGTTTGGTTCAAGATCAGGTGGTGTGGACGGAAAGGGAGGTTTCCCAGCAATACTACATCCCAATGAAACAGTTATAGATCATACAAAAGGACAAAGCATGGGTGCTACTGTAAACTTCAACATATCAACAGTAGATGCAGCAGGCTTCGATCAGCTGCTTGCACAAAGAAAGGGTTTGATTACAGCAATGATAAATCAAGCTATGAACAATCAAGGTAAAATGGGGATAGTATAATGTCAGGTCAATTTCCAACATCACCAGCTTTTAGAACACTTAACTTTCAAGACAATAGGCCAACTCTGGTCAATCAAACTCTGTCTGGTAAGAAACAAGTTAGGCAAATAGGCGGCCAATATTTTTCTTTTACTGTAGCAATGCCACCTATGCAACAAGAAGATGCACTAAAAGTATTCGCTTTCTTACAAAAACAAAAAGGTGCGTTCGAAGATTTTACAATTGTTCATCCACTAGAAAACTTAGGCGCATCAAAGTTAGAAACAGACATATTAGTTAATGGCTCACACACAGCAGGAGTTGCTGATATTACTCTTGATGGTTTTGCAGCCAGTCAAACAGGAGCATTAAAAGCAGGCGACCTTATAAAGTTTGCTAATCATTCAAAAGTTTATATGGTGCAAGCAGATATTGATGCAAACTCATCAGGTGAATTAGATGTGCTTGTATCGCCTAATATAGTATCTTCTCTAGCAGATAATGAAAGTGTAACTGTAAACAAACCATCATTTACAGTCTATCTTGCCAATAACGAAATTATGTATTCAACAAGTGCTGGTAATTTGTTTTCTATTTCATTTGACGTTAGAGAGGTTATTACCTAATGCCTAGAAGTTTATCAGCAGGATTACAAACCGAAGTATCATCTAAAGCAACAAAGATTGCTTTCTTAGTTGAGTTAAATCTTTCTTCTGTTATCAGGCTTACTGACTGGTATTCAAATATTGTATATGACTCTAATACTTATGAAGCTGGCGGATCATTTTTATCAGTAGATACAGTTACAGAAACAGGTAAGTTACAAGTAGACGAGATCACACTAGGTTTTTCCAATATAACAGATCAGGTTAGATCATTAGTACAATCTGGTGCTTTTACCGACAAAGAAGTAGAAATACACATTGGTTACTTTGATGACAATGAAACTTTTGTTGGTGCTATAAGTTATTTTACAGGGCAAATAAGAAATGTTGCGATAGATGAAAATATAGAAAACTCAGTCCTCAATATGACAGTAGCCTCTCATTGGGCAAACTGGAATCTAACTAAAGGTAGACATTTTAGCGAAGAGAGTCAGCAGGACTTTAGTTCAGGAGACAAAGGTTTAGAGTTTGCTACACAAACTAAAGAAGACGTAAGGTGGGGTAGCTAATGAGTTTACTTGGTGCTGTTGGTAGTTTTTTTAAAAATGTTGGAACTAGAATTTTAAATGCTTGGAATGCAGCAGATACATTCCAGAGAATCAACATGGTTTTACAAGCAGCTACATTTGCTGTTGGTGTTAAGGGTTTCTTACAGGCTAGAGATATGTTGGCTAAAGGTCAAGATATTATGGCCAACAAAGTTGCAGCAGGTGGCAAGATACCTGTTATCTATGGAACTAGAAGAGTTGGTGCGCAAATAGTTTACATGGATACATCACAAAACAGATCAAAAGATTTGTTTGTAGTTTATGCTCTATGTGTTGGTGAAGTAGAGCAAATTTTAGGTAATACCATAGAGCTTGATGGTAATGCAATAACAGATAAGGTTAGATTTAGAGATGGCTGGTATTTAGGCTCTGATAAAATTAATTCTGGTGCTGGTTCACTTTGTACCGCAGATCAGGTTGGTAGCGGCACAAGCGCCAGCACGCAAAGAGCTGGGCAAAGCGGAACTGATCCAACAAAAAAATATAGAGCTGTATTTAATCTGCATCATGGAGCAGCTTCGCAAACTGCTGACCCTATGCTTAGAGCTTCTATTGGTAGTCAATGGACTACTGCGCATAGGCTAGATGGCATTGCTTACATTGCAGCATCTTACGAATACGATACAAAAGGCATGTGGAAAGGCGTACCACAACTTACTGTACAGGTAAAAGGTAGAAAAGTATTTGATCCAAGAACAAGCACAACAGCTTACTCTGATAATGCTGCTTTATGCTTCTTGGATTTCATAAGAAACAACGAATTTGGTAAGGGCATACCAGATGCTAAAATAAATATGACAACATTTAGTGCTGCTGCTAATTTAGCGGACACACAATTGAATGTGCCTTACTACAATGGCAATTTCCAGAATGTAACTTTTAACGGAAGATCAGGCGATAGCTTTATAACAATAACCGACAATGAGGATTGGTGGCAAAATAAAGTTGACCAAAGAATTACACTTAAAGATAGTGATGGCACAACAATTATTGATGACAAAAGTATTGATGCTGTAACTAGATACAAATACTTTGGAGAAACTACACAGGACAGCAGGGTTTATTTTGATGGTGTTGTTCCACCAAGAGATACCACAGCAGATGGTGGTGTAACATTATCTGCTACCAATGGCGATGCCACAATAACTGTTACAGATAATAGTCATGGAGCAGTTGCCAACGATGAGGTGTTACTAACTGGAGCAGTATCTTTAGGCGGCAATATAACAGCAGCAGTAATTAATCAGGTCTATACCATAGCCACAGTAATTAACGCAAATAGCTACACTATCGAAGCTGAAGATTTAAGTGGTACAACAGTTCTAGCCAACTCTTCTGATACAGGAAATGGTGGTAACGCAGTTGGTGCTAAATATCAATATAAGAATGATGATGGAACTATTAGAGGTAAGTCAAAAAGGTTTACTTGTAATGGCTATATAGACACAAACAAAAATGTTATGGATAACGCAAAAGAATTGCTTGCCAATATGCGTGGTATCTTTACATATTTTGATGGTAAGTATGAGCTTAAGATAGAAGATACAGGTTCTGCATCCTTTAATATTACTGATGCGCATATTATTGAAGACAATGGTATATCAGTTGATTATGGCAATAAAGATGCAAAAGCAAATAAGGTTATCGTAGAGTTCTTTAATGCTAATAAAAGATATGAACTAGATACAGCAACAGCATTTCATAATGCTAGTCCACAATATTTTTCTGACGATGGTGATGAGATACTTGAAGTTAAAGCTGAGTTTCCTTACGTAACAAGTCCATACATAGCTTTTAACATGGCAAAGACCATTCTTACTAGAAGTAGAAATCAAACTAAAGTTTCTTTCTTAGGTACAGCAGAAATGTACAAACTCAACATTGGAGATATTGTTGATTTGACTTATGCTGGCTTAGGATTTAGCTCTAAAGTATTTATTGTAGAAGCTCTTGAGCTACAACCTAATGGCCTTGTTGGTGTTTCATTATTAGAATACTTTGATGTTTACACTTGGGAAGTGCCACCGCAAGAGCCAACAGAGCCCTTGCAAAACACACCATCTGCTTATGCAGTTTCACCGCCAGATAATGTTGCATTTACTGATACTAATGCAAGTCCTACTGGTAGGCCAAGAATTACATGGGACGCACCAACAGACTATCCTGATTATGAATTTAGAGTTGCGATTTCTGATAGCGGTGGCAATGCTTTACAAAACAGTCTAGTAGAAACAAATTTTGTTGATCTAAATTTTATACCTGTAGGTTCTAACTATGTTGCATCTGTAACATCTATAAACTCAACAGGATCAGAGTCTAATGCAACAACATTAACTTTTAGCGTTGCCAATGCACCCATTAAGGCTGTAGACATACAAGCTAATCAGATAGATGCTAATTTAATTAATGTTACTAATCTATCTGCAATATCAGCAGACTTAGGATCAATTACAGCAGGAAGCATAAACATAGGATCAGGAGCTTTTACAGTTAGTTCTTCTGGTGTTATGACTGCAACAGGAGCAACAGTATCAGGTGCGATAACAGCTTCATCATTAAATGTTACAGGTGCAACTGTTACAGGAACACTAGATGCAAGTGTAATTACTTTAAATACAAAACCTTTAGATGAAATATTTGCTCTAGCAGGAACAACAGATGCTAATAGAATAATGTCATTAGGTTTTGTTGCCAATAACCAATTAAAAATAACAGATGTAGGTCTGCAATATCTAGCTCAAAGCACTTCTGGCTCTGGTATTGGCTTTGAATCATTTTTAGCCAATGGAACTGATTTTAGATTTTTTTCTACAGCAGCAGGTAATAGTCAAAAAGAAACTATAGTTAATAAAGAAGGCTCAATAACTTTATCAAATCTAAGTTCTGCTCCAAGTGGTTCTGCTCAAACCAACAGTCTTTACTTACTCAATGGAGCTTTGCAGTTCAATGGCTCTGCTGTTGGCACAGGCACAGGTGATATTACAGCAGTTGTTGCAGGTACTAATCTTAATGGTGGAGGAACTTCTGG